CAAGGGCGCGGGCACGGGCTACTTGGTAAACAACGCAGGTCCTTACGCGATCGGCACCACGTCGATCGTGCTTGACACGGGCACGGGCCAGATCAAGGCCGGTGATGTGGTGACNTTCGCCGGCGANACGAACAAATACGTNGTTGCNGCCGACCTGACNGGCGCTGGCACGCTGTCGATNAACGCACCTGGCCTCAAGGCNACGCTCGCCGACAACGTCGCCATGACNATCCTGAACACGCACCGNGCAAACTTCGCCTTCCAGAGTGACGGGGTTGTGTTCGCGTCGCGGCCTTTCGTCGAGTCCGGCACGGCAGTTTACTCGCAGCAGCTGGCCGACCCGATCAGCGGTATCAGTGTCCGGCTGGAGCTCATGCGTCAGCACAAGCAGGACAAGTGGTCGTTCGATGCCCAGTGGGGCACGAAGGTCATCCGGCCGCAGTCAGTCATCAAGGTCATGGGCTAGAAGTTAGTCGCTAGCCGTTGATCGCGTGGCTGGCGGGCATGACCTGCTAGCCACATCGCCGCACCACGATAGGAGACGACGCGAGTGGCCGAAGAAGTACCAGTCTACATCGTTGCCGGCGACCACATGGTTTCCGGAACGCGGATCTTGGGCGGCGTCAACCCGCACCCGGAGCTATCGCTAGATCCGGCTGCGGTCCAGTTGTGGACCAGCGCGGCAAACGACCACAGCCTGAACAAGACTGTTCCGTCTGACGCATCGGGACTGGCCCCGGCATCGCCAGCCTACTACCCGTACGCGGACCATAGCGCGATCGTGTATCAGGGGACCGCGACTAGCGGCGGCGCGTCGTCAATCAGCAGGACTGGTGCCGGTTGGGTTCTTGGGTCTCTGGTCGGGCGTCGCGTCGTCATCACGGCCGGAACCGGAGTCGACCAGACCGCGACCATCGCGGCCAACACGGCCGACACGATCACGACCGTTGCCCCGTGGACCACCGCGCCCGACAACACGAGCGTATTCGAGGTCGTGGGCGCTTACGTGGTCTATCACCAGGTGAGCAGCCGCAGGGCGTTCGCCGGATCGGCCCCCGTGCCTTTCGCGACCGGCGACAACTCACAATACACGGGCCTTGGCCTGTGGGGCCTGACCCGCACGCTCATGAGCGAGCTTGAGAAGCGTCACCCTGACGGGTTCCGATGCTTCAAGTTCCAGACGCAGTCAGGTTTTGAGGGCATGGCCAACCCGGCCGGCGCCCCATGGATCGAGTTTGCCGATGCGTGGAACCGGTTTCGCCGTCTCCTGTTCGCCTATCAGGGAGTCGCGACCGCTGGATCCACCGACACCATCACGGTCAGCGCGACCGTCGGGACCGCGACCGGAGGAACCACAACCACACTCGTTCACACGGGCGCGGGGTGGGGGGCGAATCAGCACGTAGGCCGGACCGTGACCATCACGGCCGGAACTGGATCGGGCCAGTCGATGCGCATTGTGAGCAACAACGCGACCACGTTAGTTCTGGCAAGCGCCCTCACGATCGCGCCAGCCGCCGATAGCCAATACCGCATCGCATGGGTGCCGTCCGAGTTCGTCGGGCACCGGGTGTATATCGGGCAGGGCGCGGCATCTGGCCAGGAGACGACAGTCGCGAGCAACAGCGATACGAGCATCACGTTTGCGTCGTCGCTTTCGACCGCAGCCGACAACACCAGCTATTTCCGGGTGTTGGAAAAGGCCGTGATTAAGTGGATCCACGGCGACTACGCATCGACAGACATCGCCAATAACAGCGTCGCGCTGTACACGGCAATCCCCACATGGGGCGGTCTAGTTCGCAGCCTAGTTGGCGCCACCGCGGCAACGCCGGTGAGCCTAGCCAACCCGCACCCGCGGTATATGGCCGCCAGCCGTGCCCAGACCACCGCGACTGTTCGGCGCATCATCGACTTTTTCTCGAAGAACATCAGCGGCGCGAAGGTCGTGGACATGTCCGGCTTCACGCTTACGTCGGGCCTGCCGGCCGAACCAAGCGACGCGACCGAATACTCAACCATCGACCACATCCGATACGGCAGGATGGTGGCGGGGCTGATTGACGCTCACTACACCGAGGCAATCACGGCGACGCCTGGGAGCGGCATCCCTACGTATGTGATGATCGGAGACAGCCAGGGTGTGGGCAGCATGCCACCCGAGGCCGCGTTCAACGAGGACGTCGAGAGCCTGCTGGGGCCGTACGAAAACCCGGACGGGAGTGGAGGGGGGCCTAGTTTCGTCCGGGCTAACCAGTGGGTTTGGCACGGCGCAAACCAGCAGATCGAGCGGTACAGTGTCATTTCGAACGACAACACGCTAGGCACGGCCGCCCCATACTACGGCCCGTCCGCGTATTTCATGGCCAGGCTTGCCGAGCGACACCCGAACGGCGTCCTGCTGCTCAAGTACAACCTGGCCGGCTCTGCCCTGACGCTCGAAGCCCTCGGCGGAGGGTCGACCGGGACATGGGAGATCGCGGGGCCGCTGCTAAACAGCGCCCAATCCGAGTTCCGCAAGATGGCCTCGGCTGCCATCAGTTCAGGCGTTCCCACATCGCTCGGCGGATCTACTACGCGGTTTGTCGACCTGCGCGGCGTGGCCGTGCTGCTCGGCGACAACGACACGATCACGGAGGCCTCGTCGATCGCGTTCGGCACGAAGGCGCAGCAGTTCGTCGATAACATCCGGACCGCGTTCCAGACGCGCAGTGACGGGACCTTGCCTGTCGCGTGGCTGCTGCCGCCGAAGCACGTCGACGACGCGCCGGCAAAGGGAAGCACGCACGGAGTTAGCGCGACCGCTAGACGCGCTGTCAGGTCTGCGGTCCAGGCCCTCGAAGGCGTGTCCGTGGTTAACGCGGACGTGTACGAGATTCAGCGCGGCGGGGCTGGCGGGATCTATCGCGTGCACTGGGGAGGTCCTGGCATGCGCGCGATCGGCGTCATGCTGGCCGATGCGCTAACCACATCGACTGACGGCGCGGGCACGGTCGGTACCGGAACCGGCATCGATAGCCTCACTGGCGGCGCCGACACGATCACGACGGAAAGCGCCTCGCCGGACGCTGGCACGGGCACGGATGCGCCGGCCGATATCGCGCTCGTGGTCGAGGACGGGACCGGGCGATCGGACGCGGATAGTTACGTCACGCTGGCCGAGGCCGATACGTATCACTTGCGATTCGGAAATCCGGACGTGTGGGCGACTGCCACAACCGCGCAACGCACGACGTGGCTGCGCACGGCGGCAGAGCAAATCGATACGTATTTCGGGATTCGATGGCGAGGCTATCGAGCCACATCGACTCAGGCTCTGGATTGGCCACAGCACGCGGCGTTTGACTATGTGGCCAACCGGATCATCGAGGGCACCGTGGTGCCGCAGCGGGTCAAGAAAGCCCAGTTCCTCTGGGCTCTGGATCTGGCACTTGGCAACGACCCGATCGAGACAACGCAGGTCGGCCAGCAGGGAGTCGAGCAAGAGAGCAAGACCATGGCTGGCGGGTTCAGCAAGTCCGTCACGTACACGAGCGGGGCTAGCGGTACGCCGCGTGCCATGACGGCCCTGTTCCGTCAAGTCGTGCAGCAGTTGTCGCCGCTGCTCGCCGAGTCTGGCGACGTGGAGCTAACCCGGTGAGCCTAGCGGGCGAGTTCCACGAATTGGCCGACGAGCTGCTGCGCGAGTTCGGCCGTCGGGACTACGTCTTCCACACCGGAGCCGAGACCTACGATCCGACGACAGGCCAGACCACGTTTGCGGCCGGGTCCGAGACCATCCAGGGGTCGCCGCTCGTTCAAAAGCGCGCGTTCAACCGGCCTGCCGATACCGCACTCGCCGCAGATGGGTACGTATACGCGGCCGCGCGGTCGTTCGGGGTCGCGCCATTCGTGGGCCAGAAGATCACGGTCGGGGCAGGTGGGCCGGCTTGGTCTGTGTTGGCCGTCACGACTCACGCCGTCCAGTCGTCCGACATCGTGTACGAGCTTGCCATCCGCAAGGGGGCCAGGTGAGCGACATAAAGGCTTTCACCCTGGAGCTCGACAAGTTCGGAACGTCGATCCCGGTCGAGGCCATCAAGGCGCATCAGCGAATCCACGATGCCGTGCGTTCTCGCGTCATCGCGCGAAGTCCGGTCGATACGGGCAGGTATCGGGCGAGCCATCAGAGCAGCGAGGGCGAACCATCCACGGCCATCGGTCCAGGAACGCAACTGCGAATCACGCAGGCGTACGGAAGGTCGTACTTGGCCAACAACCTCCCGTACGCGGTCCCGTTGGAGAACGGGCACAGCAAGCAAGCGCCTGCAGGCGTGTACGCGATCTCGATTGAAGAGGTCCGGACCATCTTGGAATCAGGGAGACTGCCTTGAGCGCCATGCTCGCGGCCACGAACAAGGTCCGGCAACTGTTCCGCGATCTCGTCTCTACACCGCGAGCACTCCGGACCGTCTACGACAACGACCCGACCACTTTGCCGACGTCGGGCGAATGGTGCAGGCTTACCGTTACCCTGGGCGAGTCGATCGCGACATGCCTTGGCGGCGAGCGATACCGGACTACCGGCTTGGCCATCGCGCAGTTGTTCGCCCCGCTTCGCACGGGCGACGCGAACCTGCTAGCCCACGGGGACGCGATCCAATTGGCATTCCGAGGGAGACGAGAAAACAGCCCATCGCTGACGTTCCTAAGCCCTCACATGGCCGGGAAGGACCGGGAAGAGGCCATGTTGCAGGTCACGATCAACATTCCGTTCCGGGTAGATGAGACATGAGCAACGCAGACTTTGTCAGTTTCGCCGTAGTCGAGGAAGTGACCTACGCAACAGCCGTTGCCACTCCTGCCTATAGCCGGGTCAACATCCGAAGCGGAAGCCTTGCCAGTAGCACGGCCAAGACGCGAAGCGAGCTCATCCGGCAGGATGCGCAAAGCTTGCGCGGAGGCAAGGGCGCCGAGTCCGCTACGGCCTCGCTTGCCGGCGAGCTTCAATACGACGTCACGGGCGGATGGTGGCAGTTGCTCAAGGCCAGCTTGCGAGCTGGCAGCGAGACGGCCGCGACCACGACCGTAAGCGCGGTCACGTTCGGTTCCAGCAAGCTGAGCGCGACTGGTGTGCATACGGGCATCGAGGTCGGGGACGTGGTACGGGTCAAGAACTCGGCCGGAACGGTGCTGGGCTATTTCCCCGTTACGATCGTCGGGACGAACGAGATCACGATTGTCGGGACCCCATCCGAGACAACCGGACTCAAGGTGCGGCGAGGTCTGCGAATCAAGAACGGCACGACGCTCAAGAGCTTCCAGATCGAGGAATCGCATAACGACCTGTCGCCGGTCCTGTACGAGACTGGAAACGGCATGGTACCGTCGAGCTACCGGGTGAGCGTGCAGGTGGACAATCCGCCAACATGGGAAATGCCCATGGTCGGATCACACACGGACGGGTCAACCGATACCGCGACAGCCGGGGCCACCTACACCGCAGCCCCGACGGGTGGGGTCTTCTCGACGCTCGTTCCTCGTGTCTACATCGACGGCCTATCGTTCTGCTGCACCGAGTTTAGCTACGGGTGGACGGCGAACTTCCGACAGAGACGATGCCTAGACACGAACCGGGCGCGCGTGCCAGGGTCTGGCAAGCTGGAGGCTAGCGGATCGGCCAGGGTCTATTTCGAGTCGACCGACCTGTACCAGAAGGCCGTTACGGATGCGGAGTCGACCGTCTTCTTCGCCCAGGAAGACAACGCGCATAACGCGCTCGTGACCTACTTCCCTAACGTCCAGTGGGGCGAGGCGTCCAAGCCCGTGACGGGAGAGAACACGGACGTGTTCTTGACCATGCCATTTACCGCGCACGTCGACACGGCCGAGGCAATCACGGTGCGCGTTTCCATGTTCCCAGCAGGAGATTAGATGCAACTCTGCGATCTGAAGTCGCACCCGACAGCCAGCGAAGGCGCTTGGTTCGATGTCGAGGTGCAGACATTGCGCCCAATGGGCAAGCCGAACGGGCACGCATGCATCCGCATTGCGGCAATCGGAACGTCTGCGTATCGGTCTGCTCGCCATGCGGCCATACTGGCCGGGCACCGGGACCACGATATCGTCGCGCTGGTAAATGGATGCGTGCGCGATTGGGCCGGCCTGACCGAGGACGGGGCGCCGGTCCCTTTCTCGCATGATCGATTGCTTGATATCGTCAGGGCTGCGGACGGGTTCCAGACGCTCCAATTCATCACGCAGTGCGCAAACCACCTGGCCAACCTGAGCCGCGATCAACTGGAACAAGCCCTGGGAAACTGAAATGCGCGCTATCCAATCACGCCCAGGACCGCGCGCTTGCACCGGCCGAGCGGCGCCTGCTCCAAAACATGGGGCGGCGCGAGAAGCTCGTGGGCGTGGATGTGGACCAGCGGTGGATAGAGGAATGGTCGGCATTCTGGGAATTGCACGTAGAGCGCGTGGTTCCTGGCGAGTCCGACCGGGCCATATCGCACGCGGCAATCCTGGCGTGGCTACAGCTACACGACGTGGCGCGGTGGCGATGGGATTGGTTCGCGACAGTTCTGCGGGCCATGGACAGGCACTGGCTACACGGAGGAACACATGCCCGCAGCACTGAGCCTGTTGATTGATGCGGCCGGCATGAAACGCGGGGCCGAAGAGGGCCTGCGTGCGCTGGACTCGCTAAAGCAAGGCGCGACCGCCACCACGGCCGCGGTCGAAGGCGTGGGGGCTCGTGGCCTGCGCGAGTTCCAACAGAGCATCACGGCGACGCGGCAGCGCGGCACCGAGCTCGCCACGACCCTAGCCAGCCTAGGACCGGCCACCGCGGCCGGCATCGGGACTGCCACTCAGGCCGCGACCAATACCGGGGCCGCCATATCGACCATGGCGCAGAAGGCCGAGTCTGGCGCCTTTGCGTTGCGCAACCTTGCGTCGATCGCCGCATCGTCAGGACTCGGCCAGATCGCGAGCGGTGCTGGTCGCGCGGCCGGGGCCGTGGGGGCTCTGGCGTCAGGCATTGGACCGCTAGGGCTCCTGTCGGCCGCATTCAGCGTTGCGGCGCTCGGGGTCGATCTGTTCGCGACCAACACCGAGAAGGCCGCGGATGAGCTAGATCGTCTATTCGCGCGAACGGCCGACCTGAACGAGCTTCGCAGGCTGGCCGAAGGAACTGGTGTGCAGGTCGCAGGGCAGAGCGCGCGCGAANCCCTGCTAGCGACGCAGCAACTGACGACAAGGCCCATAACTAGGGGCGCGGACATCGAGCGAGCTTTCGGGATCGACACGGAAAACGGCAGCTTTGCGTTGCGCGACCTGTTGACCCGAACCGGAATCAACTTCCAGTTGCGGGCTCAAGCTGCCGATCCATTGTCACAGGTCTCGGCATCGCAAGCCGCGCAAGACGTGACGCTGACGCGAGACGAGGTCGAGAAGATCGGCAAGTTCATCGCGTCATGGCGCGCAGCCGCGGAGCGCGCGGACG